AGCTATTACGAACACCGATTACGCTGGTGAAATTTCTAGCTACGGTGACACGGTTAAGATTATTAAAGAACCTACCATTACTGTATATCAGTATGAGCGTGGCGAAGACGTTACTCAGCAGAATCTGAGCGACACTGAGCTTACGATGGTAGTAGATGTTGCTAACGCGTTTAAGTTTATTGTGGACGACATTGAATCACAAATGTCACACGTAAACTTCCGTGACGTTGCTACGTCTTCTGCAGCATATTCTTTGCGTGATGCGTTTGACGCAGGTGTAATCGCTAAGATGTTTGCTGGTATCAGCACGTCAGCTCCTGACCATACTCTTGGTGCAGACAGTGCAACGCCGCTTGGCGCTAACGTCTTTGACGGCGCTGGTGCAGTTGACCTTGGTATCTCTGGTGAGACTGACCCTCTTGACCTTATGGCACGTATGGCACGTCTTCTTGACGTACAGAACGTACCAGAAGAAGGCCGTTGGTTTGTAGCAGGTCCTGACTTCTATGAGCAGCTGTCTCAGTCTGGCTCTAAGCTGTTGTCAGTAGACTACAACGCTGGTCAAGGTTCAATCCGCAACGGGTTGGTATCTTCTGGCAAACTCCGTGGATTTAGCATGTACAAGTCTAACAACATTGCTGCGCCTTCAGCGGCTACTGGCAAGTGTATGGCTGGTCACATCTCTTCTACGGCTACGGCCCAGACGATCACTACTACTGAAGTATTGCGAGATCAAGCAAGCTTTGGTGATATTGTTCGTGGTCTGCATGTATATGGTGCTAAAGTGCTTCGACCTGAAGCTCTTGTTGGTGCTTTCTACATCATCGACTAAAACAACTGGTAAGGGGCCTTTAACTAGGCCCCAAGCCTTTAAAGGATTTTAAATATATGCCTATGATTGGAAATGAGCAAAAGCCAGTAACATTTAGACAGAAGACTATTGTAGCTAAAGAAAGTCAAATGCGTAGAGGTTTTGATAAGAAAGCTTATGACTCTAACTGGGAGCGTATATTTGGCAAAGCAAAGAAAGAAGAATCGGAGAAAAGTAAATGAGTAATAAAACAAGTTATTCCGGTTGTGGCGATATGGAAAAAAGAGTCGCTAAAATGTGCGGCGGTAAAGCGCACCGCGATAAAAAAATGTATGGTGGTGCTATGGGCATGGCCGGTCCTCAAGGCGGTGTAAGTAATCAGCAGCCTAAGAAAGGACGTGGTAGAATGCGGGGGCGCAGAGGCTAATTAAATGGCAGCAACCTATCTCGACATTACTAACGAAGTCTTGAGGGAAATGAATGAAGTTACCTTGACTTCTGCAAACTTTTTAACTGCTGTAGGTATTCAGCAGCACGTAAAAGATTGCGTTAATCGTGCGTATTTAGACATCGTAAACGAAGAGGCTCAATGGCCTTTTTTTGTCTTTAGATGTTAGTGGTTCTAGTAATAATATGTACGGCAATACTTATGTCGAAACTGTTGCTGGCACACGCTGGTATGAACTTAAGCCAGCTTCTTCTGATCTTACGACTGACTATGGTTTTGTAGACTGGGATAACTTTTTCCTTACGACTAAGGACGTAGCAGGCGAAACATCTCCGTACACAATGAAGAATCTTAGGTTCTCTACGATAGAAGAATGGAAAGATTTTAATAGAGTTTCAGAAAACCAAGATGACGCAGATACGCAGAACTATGGTGTACCTCGTTCACTTATTAAAAGTCCTGACAATCGTAAGTTTGGGTTAAGTCCTATACCGGACAAAGCTTATAGAATTTGGTTCTTTGCATATAAGTTACCTACGGAACTATCTGCATATTCTGACGAGATTGTATTTCCTAATATCTACAAGCCTGTACTTATTGCAAGAACGCGATACTACGTTTATCAGTTTAAAGAGAATCCGCAGATGTCTGCTTTTTCTTTAGAGGACTACAAGCGTGGACTAAGGCTAATGAAGATCAATCTTATGACGCCTACACCAAAGTACATGAAAGACGATAGGGTGAGATTTATCTGATGTCACAGCCTTTTGGTTTAGCATCTAAAGGCGGCTTATACTCTAGTTTAAATCAGCTAGAGATGTTACAGCAGCCAGGCATAGCCAGTACGCTGCGTAACTTTGAAGTAGATGCAGACGGTGGTTATCGTCGTATCAATGGTTATTTTCTTTTTGGCGGTGGTACTAGGCCAGAAGATGATGTTGTAGTTCAGGGTGTATATCCGTATGGTTTAGGTGTTGTAGTAGTCGCAGGTACAAGCGTTTACTACGGAGAAGACGGAACTAACTGGATACAAGTAAATAGAAACACAGGGCACGTAGGCGTAACTGAAGCTAATCTAAGTTCACAAGCAGAACTAGATAGACCTAATCAAGGTCAAGCTCAGTTTGTATTGATGCGTGCACCTACAGGGCATACGTCAAATGAGTATGGTTCTTTAACGATTGCTACCGAAGGTGGAGACAAGCTAGCTCACTTTCATATTGATGGTACAGGGCCAAGTAGAGTATTTATTTACGAAGAGATTGCTACACCTGTTGCAGGACAGTACATCGAAGAACACGATAAACACTTGTGTGTAGTAGATCCAGTAAACGCCCCGTCTACTATTTACTATAGTAAAACAAATGACGATAGAGACTTTACGGGTACTGGTTCAGGTTCTGTCGCTATTTCAGACCGTATTACAGGTATCAAGAGTTTTCGTGATGAACTTTATATCTTTTGTGAAAATACGATCCATAAGCTTATTAACATCAATGATGCAGCATCGCTTGCAGTTGTACAAGTCACGAACAACGTAGGCTGCTTAAGCGGCTATAGTATTCAAGAAATTGGTGGTGACTTGTTGTTCTTGAGTCCAGACGGCTTAAGAACAGTCGCAGCTACTGCGCGTATTGGTGACGTTGAGTTAAGCTCTGTCAGTAGACCAATACAAAACATTATTGAAAATATTGCAAAAAACATCGACAAGTATAGAATATCTAGCGCAGTCTTAAGGTATAAGTCGCAATACAGATTGTTTTATAACATTCCTACAGGACCCGAAGAGACATCTGACAACTCTGCTAAAGGAATTATAGCTACACTAACTAGAGATGGCTTTCAGTTTTCTGAAACTCTAGGAATTAAATCAACCTGTATTGCATCTGGATTTGACGAGGTAGGCATTGAAAGAACGTATCACGGTGATTCTAATGGTTATGTTTATACTCATGACGTGGGGAATTCTTTTAATCCTGCTGGAATCGAAGAAGAGATTGACGCAGCTTACCAGACGCCAAGCTTAGACTTTGGTGATGCTGGTACGCGAAAGACAATGCGATATATTCGTTTGTCTGTTAGCCCCGAAGGAGAAATTAGACCGACGCTAAGAGTACGTTACGACTACGAAGATCCTAAAGTAGCACAACCCTTAGACTATGTGTTTGAT